TTATAACCAAGAGCCAGAAAACTGATGGATCACCATCGTACTCGGATCTTCCTCGACCTCACCAGTGATATAGCTTTTTGGTGAAAACGTCATTTGCGGGAAGATTTCTACACCCTTAACGGTTTGTCGTTGATTATTCAATTCTAATCCGTGGTTTTGCAACAGTTCCGTCACTCGGATCACATTGGTGACGACATCTTCCGTTTTTTCTGCCCGGACAAATTTTCGGTCATCGTAATCGTGGTACCATTCTTCCATAAAGGGATGATGCGGCACCGCTCCAATGATCCCAGTAGAAATCTTGGTTTCGATCTCAAAGCCCATAAATGCCTCCAGTGTCAAGAGCTCATCTAAAGGTTTGACCACCTCGATATCAGTATCCATATAAATACCGCCTTCTGTCACTAATGCATACAAACGAACCACATCTGACACAAAGGCCCATTCTTCTTGGTCATAGGCCTCTTTTAGATAAGGACCGAATTTTGAAAGGTCGATCGTTGATTCATCCCAACGTTTGATCTCATAATCCGGACAATATTTTTTCCAGGTATCCATGTATTTCTTTTCTTGTTCACCTAATGGATTGCCGCCAAACCAGCAATAATGAATAATTTTTGGAATCATCAATCTCTCTCCTTTAGTTTATTGGTCTCTTTTAAGTGTAGCGGATTTTGCAATTGTTTCAAAATCATATACACTTTTTGCAGTGAAAAAAACTGTTTCCTCTGCTCTTCAGGATCAGAAAGGATCATTGAAAAAAGCACCTGAGTCAACGACTCGAGTGCTTTTTGAGGGATTGCCTATAAATAGCGATTGTCCCGTAAGACGGCTTTTTTGATATCTGCCACCGTTTGCGTCCCAGCAAGCTGCATGACCATCTCCAATTCTTTTTTGAAGAAATCAAAGACTTGTTGAACACCGGTAGCACCACCTAGAGCCAACCCATAGATCACTGGGCGACCGATCGCCACTAGATCTGCTCCGCAAGCAATCGCTTTAAAGACATGCTGTCCTCGCCGTACCCCGCTATCAAAGACGATCGGCGCCCGACCTGCCACTGCTTCAGCCACGATCTGCAAGGAATCAAAGGAAGCTGGACCACCATCCAATTGGCGTCCCCCGTGATTTGAGACCCAAATCCCTTGTGCACCTGCCCCTAATGCTCGTTCCACATCTTCTTCTGATTGCACCCCTTTGACATAAACTGGCAAGTCAGATTCTTTGGCGATAAAAGCGACATCCTGGGGACTTAATTTTTGTTTTGAGGAGCCGTAAACGGCATCCATCGTTTGTCCGATCCCTGATTGATAGGCCTGAACGATCGGCATTGCCAACGGAAAGGTGAAGCCATTACGGCGATCCGTTTCTCGATTGCCCCCCACAGTTGCATCTGCGGTCAAAACGATCGCTTTGGCGCCATTGCGTTTTGCCATCGCCAAGATGTCTTTATTGATGCCATCGTCTTTGCTCATATAGAATTGGAACCACTGCGGCGCTTCTTGGCCACCAGCTGCTCGGATTTCTTCCAACGTACAAGAAGCATACGAACTCGCCGTATAGATCGTGCCAAAACGTGAAACACCTTTGGCTGACGCTTGTTCTGCCGCAACATTTGCTAAGCCGTGGGCGGCAACAGGCGCCATAATGATTGGCGCTGACAACGTATCACCGCCAAAGGACAACGTTGTGTCCGGTAATTCAATGTCCTTTAAGACATGAGGAATGATCAATTTGTGATTGAAGGCGCGTTCATTTTCTTGATAGGTAAAAATATCCCCCGCACCACTGCTGATATAGCCATACCCACCTTTAGGAATCACTTCCTCTGCCGCGATCTCCAAATCGCGCATATTGATAAAATCAATTGCTCCTTCTGCTGTACTTGCTTGATAAATTTTTTCCATGCCTTTCCCTACTCTCCGATAAGATAACGTTTACATTCTCATCCTACGCCTGATTGTAGGATCACGCAACTCATTCGCTCACTCTGTCAAATAAGCTTCTTTTACTTTCCCACTCAAGACAGCCCTCCATTGAGCTGGCTGAATTATTATTTTGCTCGTTTAACATATTCTGCCAATAACAACGGCTGAATCGTTGGATATGTCCAGCTGGCAGGCGGCTCTGCCATTACATAGATTGCTTCGATCTCTGAGGTCAATTCATCCTGCAAGTCCGTGATCTGGGCTTCAAACACCAAGCCGTAATCGGTCTCCCCGTCTTTTTCTACCCCATAGATAAATAACGGCTCTAGAGTAAAGTGCTTAGCGCCTGTTTCTTCTTTTCATTCACGGGCGGCACACTCTGTGATGCTTTCTCCTAGTTCTCGCTTGCCTCCAGGGATCTCTAATGTGTCTCGTTCTTTATGTTTGACATAGACGAACTTTTCTTGGTACTTGCTGATGATCACCGCAAAGACTAACTGCTCTTCTGCGATCTTTTCAAGCTCGAAAATCGTTACGTGATTCATTTTTCTCATTCCTTTCAAAAAAGCAGACATGCTTCTAAACGAAACAGTCGTTAAATCAAAAAAAAGTGCTGATCCCTTATGAAAAGGGCCAGCACTTGCAGCTTATTACTCTTCTTCTTCCGCCATGAATGAGAAACGACTATCAAAGAACTATAAAGGCTGTCAAATCAACATTTATGACTAAATGAATTAGAGTTATCTATCACTATTTTTCAAGCAATTTAAACCAAATGGCATACATTTTGGCATACAAAAACTTCAATAAGCCGTGGGGGCTATTTATTGTCTAGCAAGTCTTCTAAATCCCATTTTAAAGACTGCAATTCTTGTTTAATGCCTGCAGCTGAATAACCTATTTGTTGATTCTTAACTTGACCTGTTACAACTACACTAGCCCGTCTAATATCTGATCTAAATGTTCTAAAAATTCTACTCTTTCCAAATTTTTTTTCAACTATATTTAAATCAGTTATTCGTGCATCGTCGTTTAACGATCTTCTAAGTTCTGTTAACAGGCTTTTTTTATATCTGATATCTTTATTTTCATCATCCATAATCTCTTCGCATATTTTAATATATTCGTCTACACGTATAACTAAATCTTGACCCTTTAATCCTTCTTTAAAAAAATCTAACTTTTCCATAAAATCACCTCGTTATAATTATACCAAAAAAACACACCCTGTTAAGAGTGTGTTAAACCAAAATCATTAATCGCACGATTGCGAAAAGGAGTCGAACGTTCTACCTATTACTTTTCCTAGTCCGCCATGTTTGCAACCATGCCTACAATTTTCAGTCCAGTAATAAATTCGGGAGCTACCCTCGTAAAATTCAGTTAGCTACTACCTTCATTTACTACCTCTATTATACCAAATTACCAAATCGTTTACAAACGTAATCAAGATACCAATTTACAAACCAATACCCTGAATTCTTTCTTTGCATAATCTGGGTTTATCTTAACTATTGGATATTTTTTTCCCCTCCATTTTACAAGCATAGTATTGTTTATTTCAGCTTGTTGTTGTTGGCGGATAACAATATCAATTGTATTAGCAAAATCTGTACCACTCAACGCTTTTACATCACTGATAGTTTGCGTTCGTATCTTCGCCCAACATGAAAATAACTCTGTTTCCGTTTCGCCCGGGTCGGGTCCAGCATTAGCACTAATAGAAACTATTGTAATTCGTTCATTTAATTCATTTATATTATTAATGATTGGCATAGTAAAGCCCCCTAAGCTGTTGAATCATAGCTTGAACCGTTACGGGAATACGTGTGGCACTCGCTTCTTGCCTATTCAAGTACCAATGTTGGGCTAATAAGCTAATAGCGAACTCGAATTGGCGTTTACCAGACAAAGAACCATCTGAATAAGCACTATCAATGGCGCTGACAATATACTGTCCTGCGGTTTGAATATAGTTTTCGAGTAGTTCATCATCTTCCGAGTGATCTATGCGTAGGCTCTTTTTGACAGAATCAATACTAACTAAACTTGTATATTCCATTTTGCTTGCTCCTTTCATGTAAAAAAATAAAGGGTAGCGTAATTTTACGCCACCCTTTATAGTTATTCCCCTGCGGTTGGTGTCAATTCTACATACACCGCTGCATTTTCATCAATCTTCTTGTAGTCATTGCGAACAATAACGGCCAAGCCTTGAGAATAATAATCGAATTTTTCCCACTGCGTTGTAACTTGGTTTCTACGTGCAACAAATACCGATTGTGCAATATCGCCAATAATCATTGGATAAGTACCAGCTTTTGGATTAGCAAATAACTTATCTGATACCAAGACAACTGGCATACCGAACAATGATTTTCCAGTAGGGGCGGTAACATCTGGCTGCAATAAGTAACGGCCTTGAGTATCTTTTAATGTATCTAAATGGTTATAGCCGCTTTGATTTAATACCACCATTTTATTTAATGCTGGATCAAGTACCACATTCGCAATTTGTTTCAAGTCGTCTAAAGTCGCAACGGCTTTTTTGGTAAAAGTTTTTAATAAATCCATGATATGTTTATTGTCCGTATTCTCAACCAGTTTAGCTAATTGATCTTTTACTTCTTGTACGATTGGAACGGCTGAATCTTCTACTACTTCATTTGATAAAGCGATTTTACCAGCACGAGTTTCAACTTTATATTCCACCTGTGTAAACATATCTGCGTCAACATCTGCAATTTCCGCAAGTTCTGCTTTTGTACCTAAAACGGCTTGTTGGTTCGTTACAACTGGATATTTTCCTTGTCCGTTCGATACAGTTTTAACTGTTGCATATTGTGCTAGGTTATAATTTGAACGTTTTAAGTCAAATACTTCTCCGATGATTTCACTAGGAACAACGGCAGCAGCGTTTACAGTTGATAGTCCGTCACGTTCTTCTCCTTGACTTCGGATATAGCCCTCATAAGCACGAATTTCTGTTTTTTCGTTATCAATTAATGTTTTTGTCATGTTTTTGCTCTCCTTTTGTGTCTTAGAAGTCGATTCTAAGCCCTTGTTTAGTTTTTTTGATTGGTTATTACTCATAAACGCTTCATAAGAACGCTTATCCACTTGTACATTTGTTTCATTGTAAGCTGGCACGGTTACAACACTGATTTCATTCAATGCTTTTACTTTTTCAATGGAACGAATCACGTTACCATCTTCTGCTTGGTCGAACGAATCCACGCCCAACACAAAACCAAAACTCATTGAATCCAGAATCTTTTTTGATACATTCTCATATACATCATTAGCATAAGTGGTGTTTGGTAGTTCTGCCTCAAAGTGTAGTCCCACTTCATCAACATCTAATTTTAACGTACCAGCCTTTACACTCGCTAATGGCTTAGAATAATCGTGTCCATATAGTAGAAATACATTTGATAAGTCTACCTCCTTGAGTGCTTCTGGCGTGATAACCTCCACAAATCCACCTAAATCTTTTGACGGTTTACCAAATTTCAAAGCATAACCAGAAATGACTTTTCCAGCTTCTTTTGTTTGTTCTGGATCAGTCGGTTTCGTTTCCAGTTCCGCTTGTTCCGTCAATCGTTGTTCTTTCTCCATTGTTTCCCTCCTGTTCTCTAAACTGATATTTTTCTAGCGTATCTAAATACGTATAGTTTAGGCTTGCAATTAAACGATCCCCACCATCAATGGCTGGTAGTCCTAGCTTAGAACGTCCCTCATTAATCGTGATAAGTGTACCTTTCACTTGATCGAGTATATTTTTAATTTTTGTTTCTGGATCAACTTCCAATAAACGGTCTGTATTGAATCTAAAATTTTCTTCTTTATCAGACTTCAATTTATTGTCTAGTTCGCTGCTAAATACATTAAAATAATGAATCAATGTACTTTGGATATACATCAAGTTACTTTGCGAACTGCTAGAATGAACGTTTTCTACTCCTAACCGTTCCGATGGTATACCAAACGCCTTACTAATTTGTTTTGTCGTCCAGTCACTTGAATTGATTAGCCTTAAAACATCAGTATTAATTTCTAATGTTTTATAGTCCATTGTTTCATCTAAAATAATGGTTCTTAAGGCATTATCTCCATCTTTTGAACCGTTGGCGGCCTCAAATTTTTCACGTATAGCGTTTTTTGCTTCTACATCTAAATCTGACTTATTGACCTTTAAAATACCGCTACCGTTTACACCTTTAGAAAAGAAATTGAACCAAGTTCTGTTACCCGCCTTTTGGATCTTCATTTCATCACGCAAGGCATATAAAGGACTTAATCCTGTCACACCATCTTGTGTAAAATATTTAAAGTGCAGCATATCTTTAGCTTTCACTTTTCTTTTTTTATCGTCAAGTTGGTATCTTAATGATCCATCATCTAGCTGCGTAACAGTTACGCTTGAGTTTGGTATAAATTCAAGGCTGCTTACCGTTCCATCATCTTTCCTATGGATATAAGCAAAACTATTTCCATTCAGAAGCATATTGACCGCAAGCGCAAACTTGAAATGCCAACCATCAACATTTAAAGCTGGATTTTCATTTAACAGTCGGATCAGTTCATCATCTGGCTGCGGCATACTATTTTTGATAAGCTGCAATGGACTTGACGCAATATCACTGGCAATGATTTTCACTGCGGTAAACACATCACTATTCTTGATAGCTGTAACGCTAGTAAATCCAGTAGAAAAATCATCTGATTGAATAGATACCACATGATCTAAAAAAGGATCGCCTGTTGTGGTTTTTATATCTTTACTTTTAAAAAATGCCATGTTTTCCCTCCTCTCTATGTTTGATTGATTAAATACGCCACCAGAATACACGACACGCCCAGCGCTAACAGTGCATAAAAGCTATTAGTTAGTAAACCAACGGCAACCACGATAAGCAATAAGCCCAGCAGCAATAACACTGTATGCAAATGTTTAAAAAGAAAAATCATTGCTTGTGTAAAATTCATTGTCCGCTTTCGCCCCCTCTTGTTCATTGTGATAATCCATTGCGAATACATAGGCATTCATTAAAGCTGCGATTGGGTCAATCTTGTTGGCATTCTTAGCTTTATTTATTTGTATACCGTTGTTATCTTCTTTGATAATGGCATTGTTTACCGCATGAGTGAGGATCGTATTCTTCGCATGAACGATATTGCCTTCAAAGACTTGTTGCCTAAACGTTCGAGTAGGTACGTTCAAAGTCAAGGTACCTTGCCTTACTTCTAACATTGGGTAGTTGGCTTTTTCTGCCATTGCTACCAAGCTATTGGCGTTGTATGGATCGTAGCATATTCCTAAGCATTCCAAATCATTCAAAGTAATTAAATCTTTAATGAATGAGAAAACTTGCTCGTAGTCCACAATGCCGCTTTCTAGTTGCGTGATAGAACATTCACCCACTCGTTCCAATTCACGATATGACAACCCGTCACGCTTTTCTTTATCTTGTAAGCCATATTTGGTTGCTACAAATGAATGAGAATCACAATACAACTTGCCATCTTCTAGAGGGATAAGCCATGAAACACTAGTCAAATCATCCGTTTTTGATAAGTCAATACCGATATAAACTGGCTTGCCTTTGATGTCTGGTTGCTCTACTTCTACCGCTTGCCAATCTTCACTAGCCATATAGCTATCTTCTGAAGCTTGTCGCCACATATTGAAGTTCTTAACGAGAACTGAATTCAAGTTGTTTTGCTTCAAAGCAAGCTGAACATCATCTTGAATGGTCGGCAGCATGACTTTCTTAATCGCTTCACTCTCAAAAATAGGATTGGCTTTTATCCACTTTTCTTGGTCGTGTATTTCTTCTGGGTCGTCTAACTCCCAAATAGCAATGAAATAGCGTTCAGCTTCTTCTTCGCCATTTAGAACACGATCTAATAAAAGGTATTCTTCATACATTGGTACATTCAAATCTAAACCAGCGGTACTTATAACTGCTAGTAAGCCATTCTTTTGTTGCGTCATGCCCGACTTGATAACATTATAGGTTTTACGGTTCTTAGCTTCGTGCCATTCATCTAATATGGCGGTTGTTGGTGCGAATCCGTCTAAGGTACTCGTTTCACTTGCCAACGCCATAGCGAACGAATTAGAAGGCTTATGAACGATTTTAGAATTCATTATCTTTAATTGTTGCCGAATGAATTTACTTTGCTTAGAAACCGCTCGCAATGAATTAGAAAGCATGTCATAGCCTAATTTTGCTTGTTTTAGTGCATTAGATACAAAGAGAACTTGCCTTGCTTCGGCTGGCTCTTTTTCCATAATCAACGCATTAGAAGCCATACCACTAGCAAGATAGGTTTTCCCATTCTTACGTGCTTTACTAATAAACGCCCGATTAAATCGCCTAAAATTTCCTTCTTTGGTGCGCCAACCGTACAGACTGCCAATAATAAACTTTTGAAACCCTAGCATTTTAATTGGTCGCCCATCTGTTGATGGCATTAATTCAATGAATTTGATAGCTTTCTCCGCTTGTTTTTCATCAAATATATAAGGGAACCCATCCGACTTAGAACGCTTCAAATCGCTTATATGGCGCTCACACGCTAAGACAATCTTCTTTGGTGCGAGTATCTCACCACTTAACACCTTTTCAATGTATTCATTCATCTGCTATCAACTCTTCAAATGGATCCACAGTTTCATTTTTCGCTTTATTTAAGGCCAACTTGGCTCTAGCTTCTAAAGTCATTCCTAAAGCACTTGCAGCTTGCTTCATATCCTTCATTGCCTGCGATTGAACCCTTACCGCTGGATTGACTATCTTCTTGCCTGTTTCATCATTAACAATATAAGTTCCACTTCTGCGAATTTCTGCTTCTGCGGTTTTGATACGAGAAAAGGCAAGGCAATAACTAACCAACATTCCAAAGTCTGTTTCAGATAAAGGAAAATCTTGTTTCATGACTGGAACCAACCTTTCCCACTCACTAATGGCACTCTGTGGAAGCCAAGCGGGGGGCTCACTAACTAATTCCTTATGTTCAAATAGTTCTTTTTTTGCGTCCTCTCGTTGTGCTTTCTGCTCGGTGGATAAGTGCATATTCACATCTTCTAACAATTTTACTTTTGGCATTGGTCGCCCTCCTTTCTATTTTTCATTTTGAACAGTTTTTACGTGGTCTTATTGGAATTGTCATCAATAAGGCGTTCGATTGCTCGATACTGTTCTATTTAGTTTTCAAGGAACAAAAAAGGAGGATACAACCCAGCAATCAAAGCTGAATCATATCCCCCGTGTTTTCGGTAAAGATAATTATTTACGTTTTTTTATTTGAGTGTCTAATTTGTCCACTCGATAGATTTTACCATCTTGCATTGTGATAGTAATACTACCATACTTAGGCGGTACGATTGCTTCTATATCGCCATTTTCATAATGGAGAACCACTTTTTCTCCTACAACCATTGTAACACACCCTTCCATTGTTTACAACTGTAATCAGTTCTACATTTGACCTTAACTGACCTTTTTTAAAGGCTTTTTGTGAGAAATAACCCCTTTCCATCGGTTTCCAAAATTAGAAACCACTGCCCCTATTTTTCAAGGGTAGCTCTCCTATACCTTTCTTGTCGAGTTTTCAAGTTGTGATGATAATGACAGCGTGATCGAAAGTTACTTTCTTCTAATCGTTTAGACCAGTCATCACGTAGTTCTACCACGTGATCCACAACATCCACTTTTCGGACAATTCCTTCATCCAAACAATCTTCACAACAAGGATTGCTTATTCTGTACAGCTGACTTGCTTTCTTCCATTCTTTACTATGATAGAATTTGAAATACTTTCCACCGATTCGCTTTCTATTCTCATACTTGTCATAATCGGCTTGTTTTCTTCTATGTAGAGGAATGTGCTTTTCACAATAGCTTTCAGCATATGGAACTAATATCTTGCAACCAGCGTGATTACATTGCTTTCTTACCACCATTCGTCTTCCCAGACCTTTTTCTTTTTCCTAGGCTTGGTATCTTTATTGGCTTGCAAAATACCAATTGCGTGATTGATTCTATTTAATGCTAATTTTGGGTTATCACCATCAATGCTTTTGACTGCTTCTTTTAATAAAGTAATCGTATTTTTGTAGCCTTCTTCTGTGATATGTTTCATAGAAAAAACCTCCTTAAGTTTTAAAAAATAGTGTACCTATGCAATAACTTCATTTTTATTGGACAGTTTGGACACCTGTTCGAAAACGCTGTTATACCAATGTTTCAACGTGGTATACTTTGTGTTTATCCCTTTTCAGAGTTGGACACCCACTTGGACACCTTGCTAAACTGTCCAACACAGTGTCCAAGCGTTTTATGTTCGGCTTAACTTTATTCCAACTGTAAACCTTGATATAACAGCATTTATAGTTACCTGTCCAATGTGTCCAACATTTTTTAACTTTCCATTGGGGTATACTCATTTCTTAACTGTAAATGTCTGTATCTCCATAATCGTGTGCCCCTGACACTTTGCTTAACTTTGACGATACCCATCTTCTCAAGTTGCTTGCTAAACTTAGGTTGTGACAATTCACGTAAACTTTCTTGGTAACAGAATTTTTGATATTCTTCGTAAATTGTTTTGGAAGAATCACCTTCACTGGACTCCATATCAATATTACATTTCTCCTCAATGAACCGTAGTACATGATTAGATTCTTTCAACCATTTATCTTTGGCTTGGATCATCTTATCTGATACAGTCAACTCTTTACGTTCTAATGCGTCTTTGAAGACATTCATACAATAAACTGCAAACACTGGTATTTCCGCTTCAATTCCCTTCAAATCATGCTTAGCTTTAAACACTTCATCTATAACACAGTCAAATGGAACAACGTATAGTCTACGTTCAAATCCTCGTGTGAAGTCATTAAACGCTGGTAACTCATTCGCTGAAAATATCAGTTTCGCAAAGTTCACAAACATAAAATGATCTTTCCCTTTAAATTCAGCGGACAATCTATCTCCACCAGTTAGGGCTTTGAGTAGTCCTGTCGACTTGAGAAATTCGGAATCAACGTCCGCAAACAGATTGGCTTCTTTCTGAAATAGGTTAGCACTAGCAAAGCGATTCTGTTTATTCCCTAAACCTTGCAACGTCATATTGCTTACATTGTCAGAACCCAGCAACTGATTAAGGATATTCAAGAAAGTGGATTTGCCGTTTTCTCCCGTACCTTGTAAGATAGGGATTGTTTGAAATGGTGCATAGCTTCTATAAAAGCAGTAGCCTATAATCTCCATCAAATGTTTAGCGCTATCAGAATGACCTGTTAAATCCTCTAGCCATTCAATTGTTTTTGTAGGTACTTCCTTTGTAGTTGGATCAATTGCGTAGTTATGACTTTGCAGAATGTAATCTTTCGTATCGTGTGGCTTCATTTCACCAGTTTTAATGTTGTAAGTACCATTCTTAAAATTAGTTAGATACGGTTTGCTTCGGTTAAAAGGATTCTCTTTCATGGTAGGATCAAAAATTTTGATGAAAATAAATTTTTTCGCTTCGTACAGTTTTGATTGTGACCACTGACCCACACTTTCTAATTTCTTAGTGATATGACCGTCTAAAAAATCGCTTAAACTATCCATGCGCCACGAACCTGTTTTTGAATCAAATCTAGCACCTTGTGATAATTCGCTGGTACGAATCATAGGTATTTCCTTCATAATCTCATAGCCTAATTTTGAAGCACTGACCTTCATATTCCCCTTATCATCAAAATATACCCAATCTGGTAAATCCTTATTTTCCTGTCGCTTTTTCTTTTGCAACTCCATTAAATCTATTAATTCACTCAATTAGCACCCAGCTCCTTTTTTGCTATCGAATAGAAAGTTTCCTCCACTTCTTTTTCTGATAACGGTTCTGTAAAATATTGATTGGCAACTTTTACCAGTTCTAACACTGCACCTACATCTACAGCACGAGCCAGTAACCCACCAGTTATTTGCGCAATACGATTATTGCGGTTTCCTTCCTCACAACCTGTCACAATACTTTCAAATAATTCAGTTGTGGTATTCCGATAACGTGAACCGCCCTTTTTAAATTGGCTTGTGTTTTTGTACAATTTTCTTGAAGTTACGCCACCTGTGTTTTGCTTGTAATCTTTCAACCAACGTTTTGCGGCACCTAAGCCATCAGATATGGGAAATAAGTTTTCTTCATCATGGATAATAATTTGTTCTTGCTTAATGAATTGTGTCAATACTGGTAGCAATTGTATCTGCGACCAAGTGAGGTTTGATTGATCCGCAGTGTGAATAATGCCATGCAGTATTTTATTTGAAAAGAAGTAAATCAGTAGCTTGTATTCTTGTTCATTCACTGGTTTATCCAGTGGAATTACTAACCTATAGCGTACGCCTTTTAACCCATGACTAACACTTGGATAAAGAACATAAGCAAACTTGGCTAGTTTTTGTTTGATGGCAGCTATCAAATCAATTTCAGATACGGTCACATCATCTAAATCTAAAATTAGGCAATCTCGACTGATTAAATTTTCATTTTTTCGTATCAAGGCCTTCATTTCACCAGCTATAAACCCATCTATCCCAATTGTTTTTAGTTTCTTCTGTTCTTCGGGATCACCGGAAACATTGACTTGAATCGGTACATATTCTAAAAAGAATCGAATAATGCTTTTCTCGATTGGTGGTTCCATAATGGATGGCCGTACTTTACCTATATAGATCATTAGTCCTCCTCACTTTCCAATACAAGCATATCTTCGGCATGCTTCGTTGCCAGGCATTGGATTGCTGCCGCTATAGCATTAATTTTATTTATCTCATCAAGCTTTGGACGACCCGATCCTAAAAATTCATAAAGCATATCATTTAGCGCTGATATTGAAGAAGACAGGTATCGTGCTTCAACAGTTGCTCCATTTATATCAATATTTTTGTTCATTCTCTTCATTCCTCCATCAATTTGTGTTAGAATTAGAGAAAAGAAATATAGGTATTTTACCTACGTCTAGCCTTTTGCTGATTCCGTCAAGAATCTTTACAGCAAAGGCTTTTGTTCTTTTCTCCAATCATTCTTTAAACCACTCTTTCTTATAACGACATTTTATTCTTCCATTAAATGGACAAATGCCAATTCGTTCATTAATTGAACAAATCTATTTGTGCATCTGATGCACTTCTTTCAATCTTCATACCACCAAACAGATATCATTTTCATTCCAAATCAATTCCTAACAATTCTGCCAGCGTTTCAACAATTGCATATACTTGATACTGAAGATCTCCAATCTCGAAATCATCATCGAACTTAGCTTCTGTTAGTTCGTACAATTCTCTTAGATGGCTTGTAGCGGTCGGTGCTTCAGGCATCAATTCTTGATATTCCATTTGTTCAAACAATGAACTGCAAACTTCTTCCAAGTTTTGTCCCTCCAAGTTTGCTAATTCTGCCGCTGCTTCCTTTGAAATGACTTCTCGTAAAGCTTTTTCGATTGCTTGATTTTGTGTGATTTCCATTGTTATTCCTCCTGTTAATCACTTGCCCCCACGACTTGCGATTATTTTTGATGATTCATAAGCCATTTTTTCGTTTCTTCTTTAGAAAAAAAGATTAATCCATCAATTTGAATAACTGGCAATCCCATACTCTCTAATTTAGAAAGTGAATTGTAACTAATACCTAACCATTTTGCCATTTCACCTTTTTTCAAAAAGTCCTTATCAACGTTAGCCACATTTTTAGCTTCTGCCATCGCTTCTTTAGTAATCTCAAAAACATATTCTTTTAAAGAAGCTGCCTGCTCGTCTGATAGCATTACTTGAAATCCGTTCATGTTTCCCCCTCCTTTAGTCTTGATTTGTAAAGTATTTATAATAAAATACGATTTTTAAAGAACAAATACTTTACAAACGAATTGTATTATCAATCTTTATGTTTGTCAACTATTTATTCTAACGGAATCAAATATTGAAATAAATATTTTCATATGAAGTCAAATGGTGTAATATGGAATAAAATAGAAAAAGAGGAGCGTTATGATGCTAAAATTTAACTTGAAGAGTATTTTAGAAGAAAAAGATATAAGTATTTCCCAGTTAGCAAAAGATACTGACATATCAAGACCATCTATTTCTGCTATTTACAATAATACTAGTAAGTCGGTTAATATAGATTTTTTAGATAGAATAATGAAATACCTAGAAGTTTCTTTATCAGAATTAGTTATTGAAGAAGAAAATATAATAGCTGTTCATTTTTATAAGACTAGGACTGATAATCTTCCATCTTGCACGTTAGAAATTATTGAATCGGATAATAATATGGTATTAGAAAATATTAGTTTGATACCAGAACAATTCTATTTTGAAGTATTAAACAATTTATATGAAATCGCTAAAATGGATAAAAAAGCAAAAAAAGCAAATGACGATATTTTATATCTTTTTTCTGAAGTTGATAGCATGTTTGATCATAATGAAATGCAGAAATTTATTGATTCTAGTAAAGCTTTGGCTAATTTTTTAAAGCGAATCGGATCTCACAATGCTTATCGACTTATAAGTAGACTTCTAGTTGAAGCATTCGATTTCGAATCTACAAATAAGAATGAACAAGAATTTATTGTCATTAGAACTTTAAATTCTGAAGATGTTTTCTTATATACAGTAGAGGGTCATACCATTCTTCCGTTATTACCTAAAACAAAAAGAAAAAAAGAGTTCCCTTCAATAAAAATTATAAATGAAAGCCTAACATAATTTAAATCTCCTCTCCAACCGCCCCCACGGCTTGCACCAGGAGGGAAAACTATTATGGCAACATTCAAGCAATATGAAACTAAAAAAGGTAAATTTTGGCTCTATGAAGCCTATCTTGGAATCAACAAAATGACTGGCAAACCTGATAAGGTTCGTAGAAGGGGTTACAAAACAAAAAAAGAAGCCCAGCTTGCTTTATCACGCTTGCAAGTGGACTACGATAAAAACGGTATTAAAAAAGCGAACAACGAAACGTTTAAAGAAGTTTATGACTTGTGGCTAGAAACATATAAAACCACTGTCCGTGAAGCCACCTTCATGAAAACTGAAATCAAGTTTAGAAAGTGGATTCTTCCAAAATATGGAAATCTTCGTGTGAATGAAGTCACGGTAAAAAAAGCCCAACAAATTGTAAATAGCTGGGCTGAAACTACCGATCAATATAAGGTTCTTCATTCAACTTCTAAGCGTATTTTTAGCTACGCTATTAATCTTGGAATCATTGAGACTAACCCGCTAGAAAACGTCCTAATGCCTAAAAGAACCACCACTAAGCATAAAGAAAAGGCCAAAGTTTACAGTAAAGAACAACTGATCACCTTGTTTGATTACCTAAACAGCAAACCTGAAACTTATCGAAACGACTTTGATAAAACATTATTACGCTTTCTCTTTTATAGTGGGGTTAGAATTAGTGAAGCCCTTGCATTGAATTGGTCAGACATTGATTTTCAAGAAAATACAGTCACCATCAATAAAACACTAAGCCAATCCAAAAATGGCTATAAAATCAGTGATCCTAAAACTGATCGTAGTGCTGGGGTTCTTCCACTAGATGAAAGAACAATTTCTATACTAAAGAAATGGCAGATTAACCAGCGAAAATATATGCTGACACTTGGCATTACTGATCCGACTATGATTTTTTGTGGTATCTATAAAGAACTAATCACACACCACGCTATTTATGCAAGATTGATTACTATTTGTGAAAAAGCTATGGTTCCATTTCTCGGTGTACATGTAACAAGACACACTCACGCTTCAATGCTCTTGGACGCTGGGGCTACTATGGTAGAAGTTCAAACTAGGTTACGGCATACAAAAATTAGTCAGACGATCGATTGCTACGGTCACTTGGCAAAAGAAACGAAAGAAAAGACTGTTGAAAAATTAGTACAACACTTAAATATCGACTAG